GCAGCGGAGGGCGACACCTTGACGATCGCCACTCAAGCCTCCTCGGTGGCAGGTAATGTCTACTCCCATCAAATCGGCGGTGGCGTTGGTCTGCCCATGTCCCGGCTCAAGATTGAGTTCCTCCAGAACATCTCCTGATGCTCCTGTTCGATGTCGAAGGCGATGACTTCCTCGAAGGACTTACCCGACTCTGGTGCATCGTTGCCTACGACGATGAACTTGACCAGTGGTATGAGTTCGGACCAGACCGCGTGGAGGAGGGTGTCGATCTGGTGTCCAACCATCCGCTCAGCGCAGCGCATAACGGATACGGTTATGACCTCCCCGCTATCCGAAAACTGTTCCCCGGCGCTGGAATCGAGCGACGGAGGATGGCTGATACACTTGTCCTATCGAGGCTTGCCTACCCGGACCTCGACGGAGTTGATTGGCTGGATCGAGACAGTGGTAAACGAGTCTACCAGACGCACTCCATCGAAGCCTGGGGGCACCGGCTCGGGGTCCGGAAGGGTAGCCACAACGACTTCTCGAAGTACGATCCGTCGATGCTGGACTACTGCCGCCGTGATGTGGAGATCATGGTGGAGCTGGTTCGGAAGATCCGTGAGGAGGCTCCTTGGGCGCTAGAGGAGCGGTGCTTCCAGATCGAGCACGAGTTCGCTGGTAACATCCAGGACATGATGGATCGTGGCGCCCCGTTCGATATGGAGGTCGCTGACGAGATCCTGATGGATGTGAGCCCGAAGAGGGCGAAGCTCCACACGGAGCTTGAGAAGGTTCACAAGGGGTGGTTCACCTCGCCTGTGGTGAAGAAGGTCGTGGGAATGGGTGGGGTGGACCCGAACCAAGACCCGTCCGTCCTCGACGACTACAAGGCGTTCCGCTTCAAGAAGCGCCCCGAGCGAGCCCCGTTCAACCCAGGCTCTCGGCCACAGATCGTCCGGTACTTCCAGGAGGAGTACGGGTGGAAGCCTCAGCACTTCACCGAGAGCGGGAACCCTCAGCTAGATGAGAACATCCTTGAGGCTCTGCCGTACAAGGAGGCGAAGAGGTTCGCTGAGTTGTTCCAGCTTGCGAAGTTGGAGGCGAGCTTGAGTACGGGTGAGAAGAGCTGGATCAAGAATGTCAAGGAAGGTCGTATTCATGGCTTTGTGTGTCACAACGGGACTCCTACTGGTCGGTGCCGGCATAGCGGACCTAATCTTGGGAACATCCCCCGGCGTGGAGAGTGGCTTCGTTGCCGCTCTTTGTTTTCTGCTGGCCCTGGGACTTCTCTTGTGGGAGCTGACGCCTCCTCCCTCGAACTAGTCATCCTTGCCCACTACCTTTCCTACTGGGATGACGGAGAGTACGCCGAAGTCGTTGAGCGAGGAGATCCCCATTCACACAACCAAGCAGCCGCAGGACTGAAAACCCGTGACCAGGCAAAGACCTTCATCTACGCCCTCCTGTACGGAGCGGGAGATCGTAAGATCGGCTCTATTGTTAGTTCGTCAGACGACGAAAGGCTCCTGGCTCGTAAGGGTCGGGCCCTCCGTCGAAAGTTTATGGCGGCGATTCCTGCCTTCGATGGTCTTGTTGAGTTGGTCAAGGGAGTTGCGAAGAGTCGAGGTCAGCTTCTTGGGCTGGACGGTCGCCGCATCCCTGTACGCTCCGAGCACGCCGCACTCAACTTCCTCTGCCAAGCAGGAGGAGCGGTCGCGATGAAGCGGGCCACGAACCTAGCTTGCCGTAAGGTCGAGGGGATGGTGCTTCATGTGCATGATGAGATGCAGTTCGAGGTGCCGGAGGAACGGGCTGATGAAGTCGGTCAGGTCTTGGTGGAGAGCATCCGTCAGGTTTGGGGGGATCTCGGTCTGCGGTGCAAGTTGGACGCTGAGTACAAGGTAGGGAAGAGCTGGAAGGAGACTCACTGATGAAGTTACTGATCGACGGGGACGCGCTCCTCTACCCCATCCTCGAATCCTGCCGCTCGGAGCTGATCCAGCAGGACGAGATCGTCTGGGCTCATGTGGACCTCGGAGAGGTGCTCTGTGAGGTCTCCAAGTCCATCGACCGATACCTGGAGAAGGTCCCCGGTGAGGTCCTCATCGCCTTCTCCTGCCCCTCCTCAGAGTGTTTCCGTCGAGACTACTCCGAGACCTACAAGGCCAACCGGAAGGGCATCAAGCCTCTTGGCTTCTCCAAGGCCATCGCTCGCATCTCCGAGGACTACGAAACCGTCACCTGGCCTCGCCTCGAAGCTGACGACATCCTTGGGATCCTCCAGACCCGTCCGAACGAAGAGACCGTCATCGTCGGCGTGGATAAGGACTTCGCTACCGTGCCCGGCTCGGTCATGCATCCCAGCACCCTGGAGATCGAGACCTACACCGAGCGCCAGGCGGACCAGAACCACCTGATCCAGACCCTCACAGGAGACTCCACCGACGGCTACCCTGGAGCCCGGGGCTTCGGCCCGAAGAAGGTCGAGGCCCTCGGGGAGCTGACCTGGGAGAAGGTGGTCGAGTGCTTCGGGAACGAGTACGATGCCTTGACCCAGGCCCGGCTGGCCCGGATCCTTCGGTGGGAGGACTGGGACCCGAAGGAGAAGCAGGTGAGGCACTGGTGCCCGTGAATCCGGACCCTCTACCTGGCCTCTTGCGATAGGAGGCGTAGGCCAAACTCGCCAACCTCCTCACTCATGTGCATGAAAACTCTCATGGACATGAAAACTGTCATGGACACGAACCTACCTCCCGTCAACAGGGAGCTTGTCGAGTGGCTAGAGCCTAGGATCCTCAAGGAGCTTGAGGAAGCTGACACTGAGCGCGAGCTTTGGGAAGCCAAGGCTCGCCTTGCTCTTGTGGACAAGCTCAAAGCCATCCAAGAGAAACAATGGGACACCTCGCCGCACCAGTCATCGGGGCTCTCGTCAGCACCGCAGGGGCCGCAGTCGTCGCTAACCAGTCAAAGCCCGACCTCAAGCCCCCGACCCCGCCTCCTCCGCCCCCGACGCCGGGCGAGGACGCGGTGACGGCTAAGGCCGTCCGACGGACGACTCCGAGCCCGAGTCGTAACCAAGGCTTTGATGTGTTCGAGATCCCCACCAACAACATCCTCCCTAGTTGATCGACAACCCCACCGCCCTCTGGGTGGAGATGACGCAGGAGCGCGAGCAGCAACTCTGCCGCGCTGAGGAGTGTGCCGAGCTGACCATCCCGGCCCTCTTCCCCCGCGATCGGAACCCCCAGGGAGCCCGCCTCCCGGTGCCTTACCAGAGCACCGGGGCGGAAGGGGTCAGGAGCCTCTCCAGCAGCCTCCAACTTACCCTCCTGCCGACGGACTTCCCGTTCTTCCGGCTGGAGCCGAACATCGACCTGGATCGTCTCAGCCCGGATGATCGGGCTACGGTGGACGCCGAGATGTCGAAGCTGGAGCAGATGGTGCTTCGTGAGATCGACGCTCTGCGGATCCGGAGCCGTCTCCCCGAGGCTCTCCAGATGGTCCTGGTGGGGGGATCTGCCGTCCTTGACTTCCGTAAGGACACCCCCCGAGTCCACCGGTTCGAGAACTATTGCTTCCGGCGAGACGGTCGGGGGAACATCGCCTTCCTCGTGGTCCGAGAGTCCCCCTCGGTCGAGGACCTGTTCAACCACTTCGGGGTCAAGGACTCAGAGGAGGTCCAGGCTGCCCTCAGCCAGGAGCTAGGCGCAGACCGAGACCACCCCCACGCGGCCCTCTACACGGTCCTGGAGCGCCAGCAGGACGGCTCCTACAAGTCCTACCAGTTCGTCTGCGGGAAGCGGACGGAGACCTCCCAGGGCAAGCACAACGGCGCGGTCTTCCTCCCTGGGTCTGAGGAGACCTACAGCGGTAAGAAGCCTCTCCCGTGGATCGTTCTCGGCTACAAGTGGCAGGACGGAGAGAACTACCCCCGATCCTTCTGTGACGAGCTGATCGGCGACCTGGACTACCTCAACGAGGAGTCCCGAGCCTTCGCCGAACTCTCCGCAGTAGCCGCTAGGGCCAACCCTATGGTCAACCCGGCTGGTCTGACCGAGCTGGATGACATCCTCGAAGCGGAGAACCTGGAGGGGATCCCCGGTCGGGAGGAGGATGTGTCCTGGCTCACGCTGGACAGCAAAGGCTTCACCGCCCTTGGCTCGATCGCTCAGGTGATCGCTGAGAAGAAGCGAGACCTCCAACGGCAGTTCCTCATGTTCGAGGGGGTCCGCCGTGACGGAGAGCGGGTGACGGCGGTCGAGGTGCAGACCACGGCCCTCCAGCTAGAGCAGGGCCTCGGGGGCTTCTACAGTCAGCTCTCCGAGCAGTTCCAGCAACCTCTGGTCAAGATCATCCTGTCCAGGCTGCTCAAGAACCCGGAGAACAAGTCCTTCTTCGACGGTCTCAAGGCAGCCGGTCTCTCGGTCACTCCGAAGATCGTGGCAGGTCTCGACATCCTCTCCCGAGGTCAAGCCCTCCAGCGTTTCGCCTACGCCATGCAGACCGCTGCCACGGTTCTGCCGCCGGAGCAGACTGTCCAGTACATCAACCCTGGGGCGGTGCTCCAGTACATCTTCACTCAGGTCGGACTCCCCCGGCCTGATTTCATTCGATCCGAGGAGGAGGTCCAGGCTCTCCAAGCCCAGGCGACGCAGCAGCAGGCTCTTGTGCAGTCGGCTCCGCAGCTCGTCAAATCGGCTACCGAGCTGGCACCTGAGAACACGCAAGCAATCTGATGTCCGAAAACACCCCGACCCAAGTCGAGCCCTCCGCTGACCCGATGGCGGAGGCCGAAGCTGCTAAGGCCGCTCTTGAGCAAGCCCAGAACCAACCGCAAGAGTCCCCCGACGCCGGAGAATCCGCCCCTGATGGCGACACTGATCCTCAGCCTAGCACTGATGGTGGAGGGGATGATGTGGATGTGGACCCGGAGAGCTTCAATCTGTCCGCTGAGGAGACGGAAGAAGCGACGGACTGGTCCGAGCAAGTAGAGGAGCAAATCTTCAAGCACGGGAAGTTCACCGACCACTTCAAGAGCAAGCTCGCCAAGGACCGTGGTCTGAGCAAGGGTGAGATCGCTGACATGGAGGCTGGTGCTCTCCACCGCCGAACCGAGTCGGTTCGGGACTTCATGCAGACGGCTGGTGGGCAGGAGTTCGTTGAGGTGCAGAAGTGGGCTCAGTCAACGATGTCCAAGGAGGAGCGGGACTACTACACCAGCGCCGCGATGGATAAGAACGAGCACGCCCGCCGAGCGGCTGCTAGGGACCTCCTGGCCCGCTACCGAGCCTCGGGCCATGCTTCGGCTCAGATCGACGGGCGTCCCGCTCGGCCGGCTCAGACCGGTCCTCAGATCAGCGGGCCTCAGGACATGGTGAACATCCTCAACGACAGCCGAGGTATGTCTTCCGGCCGGAGCCGGGAGCAATACGAGCAGGAGCGAGCCCAGGCTGCGCTTGCGTTTGCCGACTTCCTCGACATCCCGACCCGAGCCCACAAGAAGTGATGAAGCCTCTCCTACTCGCTCTACCGCTTCTGCTGGTCTCGTGCGCTTCGCTCTTGGAGCCCGCCACTCCTGACGGTAGCCCTCCTCCCGGCGTCGCGGACCCAACTCCTGGGGACCCGTACGACAAGCTCGACGCTGGTATCGCTACCGCTCAGGGGGCGAACAACGCCAGCCAACCGATCAACCCTCTCTACACCGGTATCGGAGCTACTCTCGCTGCCGCTGCCGCCGCTTGGGGCGCCTACAAGAAGGGCCTCAAGACGGACCCTGAGACGGGTAAGAAATACACCCCCAAGGTCGTCGTGACCTCGGAGGTTGAGACTCCCTCAAACTAGGAGGACTCTCATCACAGCGGATAGGACCAGTGCCTACCGCCCCTGATTTGCCCCCGGTTGGAGGAAGTCGCCAACGCAACTTCTAACCCAACCTAGTCATGGCTATTGCCAGCACTAACTTCATCCCCCTTCAAGCTAACAGCACGGGGGATGCTGAGGCCCTCGGCCTCAAGGTTTGGATGGGCGATGTCGCCGGAGCGTACTTCCAAAGCTCGGTGACTGAAGGCCTGTTCAACTACAAAGGCGTCGGCGGAGGTCTGACCGAAGCCCAGTGGGTCGTTACGGCTCGTCGGGGATCGGAATACTTCATCCGAGGCGAGGACATCTTGGAAGGCTCCGGTGGTAGCGGTCAGAGCACCGACTACCTCGAAACCCTGCCGACCCAGGAGGTCACCGTCAAGGTGGACCGTCCTCTGATCGCCCCCTCGTTCCTGGACCGTCAGGACTCGATCCTGACGCACTTCGATTCGCAGGCGGAGATGCGCCGTCAGTCGGGTCAGGAACTGGCTCGTACGGTGGACCTCCACCGCATGATCTGCATCACTCGTGGCGCCCACCGGATCGACGGTGGTAGCTCGGGTACGGAGGTCAACACCTTCGTCAGCGGTCTCAAGGCGAACGCCACCGCTTTCAAGGTGGACGACTTCGCCGACTCTGCCGACACCGACGGGTCCCTGACCCAGGCCGGTATCGCGCTGATGGCGGAGCGGTTTGACGAGAACGATGTCCCGGACGACGGGCGCGTGATGTTCGTCAACCCGCAGGTGTACCACTTCATCCTGGACAAGCTGGACGACTACATCGACCGTGACTTCGCGGGCGAGGGGTCGAAGGCTCGTGCGATGATCCCGTACTGCCACGGCTTCCGCATCGTCAAGACCACCAACCTCCCGAACACCCAGTACACGCACCCGACGGGTGCTGTCGGCGGTTCCTCGGGTAACAAGTACACGGTGGATGCGACGGGCCTCAAGGCCCTCTTCGCTACCCGTGACGCCCTTGCTGAGGTCCGCCTCGGCGGTGGTTTCGGTGGTGAGTCGGCCTACATCCCGGAGCGGATGGGAACGATGGTCAACTCCTACTGGGTCGGCGGCATGAAGGAGCTTCGCCCCGAAGCCTGCGGTGCCATCTACCTGGACGCGCTTCCGTCCACCTGGACCAGCCCGAACTCGGGTACTGCCTGATCCCCTGGGAGGCTCTCTTAGGAGGGCCTCCCTCATCAAACACCTACAGTGTCCCTAGACTTCAATCCCGAAAACCGAACCACTTGGTTGGAGGCGATCAACGCCGTCCTCATCAAGACGGGTCGGGACCCGATCACCAGCGCCCCGGACGACGGGCAGCAGGAGGATCCGGAAGTGGACGCTGTTCGCAACCACCTGGACCGAGTGACCCGAGAGGTCCTCTCGAAGGGGTGGCACTTCAACACGGTCAAGAGGACGCTCGATGTGTCGAGCGGGGAGATCGCTCTCGACGACGACATGATCGAGTTCGACCCTGACGACAACGACCTGGCGACCCTCAACGACAAGCTCCACAACCGGACTACGGACGAGGCTGACGCCTTCACCAACGGTATCACCGGATGGGCTATCATCGCCCACGACCTGGTGGACTGTCCTGAGGTCTTCCGCCAGTACATCTACTGCCGTACGGCTACGGAGCTGGCTCACAGTCAGTTCGCTGAGACGGAGTTCGTGAACCGCCTCATCGAGCAGGAGGCCCGAGCCCTTGGCCGTCTCCTGTCCTCGGAGCGCCGTACTCGCAAGGCTGGCCTCCGGAGCAACCGAGAGGTCTACCGCACGGCTGGTTACCGTCACCGACGCTACTACCTCCACTAATGCCGCTTCGGGCTGACATTCCGAACCTGGTCCAGGGGATCTCCAAGCAGCCCCCGGCGACCAAGGAGTTCAACCGGCCCTCGGTGCAGTCGAACTTCTACCCTCACCCGATCCTCGGGTTGATGGACCG